GCCCCCCGCCATGCTGCGGCCCATGGCTGCGAACTGCCCGGAGATGCCGGCGGTAGCCCGGCCCATGGTCTGCTGCAGGCGGGTGGCGTTCTGCTGCGCTCGCCGCTCTACCTGCCCGAACTGCCGATTGGCGGTGCGGTTCGCCCTCTGCATGTTGCGCTCGAAGTCTCGAATTCGGGCTTCGAGTTGCACCACAAGCTGTTCGGTTTCCGCGCGTGCCATGGGTTGAACTCCTCAGAAGATCAGCAGGCCTTCCGCCCGCTCGTCACTGTCGTAGATGCTGCGGTCATCTTCCCCGGCAGCGGCCCGGGCGACCGCCATGGCGGCGGCAACGGCCCCGTCTATGCGCTCGCGGGACTTGCCCTTGTGGAAGCTCTTGTTCCCGGCCTTGTCGGTCTCAACCGCGAGGTTGTCGAAGTTCCAGCGCAAGACCGGGTGTCCGCCGTGCTGGAACTTCCCGCCGACGATGGCCCGCTCAAGCTCCTTGATGGCGGGGGCCATGGTTACCCAGCCCTGGCGCATCTCGACGGCGGGATAGCCGTCCTCAAGGAGGTTGTTCAGCGTGTTGCGGGCCAAGTGCGGATCGAAGGCAATCTCGCGGACGTCGAAGCGGTCGCAGAGGCTCCGGATGGAATCTTCGACGGTGCGGAAGTCGACCACGTTCCCCGGGGTCGGGGTGATGAAGCCCTCTTCCGCCCAGCGCGGATAGGGCACCTGATCCTTGTCCGCGCGGCGCTGCAGGTTCGCTTCGGGGCAGAAGAACCAGGGATGGACGATATAGCCGCCTTCCCCGTCCCTCCAGGCGGCGACAATGCAGGTAAGGTCCCGGTTGCTGGAAAGGTCGACGGCCAGCCAGCAGGGGCGGTCCTCGAGGTCGGCGAGGTCGAAGGGCTCGGCCCCCTCGTCATAGGTCGCCATCTCCACGAAGGGCTCGTGGCTATGGTCAAGCCAGATGTTGAGGTGTAGCTGCCGGAAGGCTTCGCGATCCGCCGGGCGGGCCGTGGCTTCTTTCGCGAGCTGGCGCAATCCCCAGATATCGGGATAGCCAAGGGCGAGGCCGGGGTTTACCGCGTGCCAGATAGCTTCGTCGGTCCAGTCGCAGTCCCGCGGCGCCTCGTAGAGAATCGGCAGGGTGGCGGGGTCGTCGATCTCCCCGCGGGCCACCTTCCGGGCATAGTCCACGATGCCGAAGGCAAGGTTCTCCTGCCCTCGGCCGGCAGTGGTGATCACCACCAACAGCGAGCCCGGCACCTTCACAAGGCCGGTTCGGATCACGTCCCAGAGGTCGCGCTTGGGCCAGGCGTGCAGCTCGTCGGCCAGGGCAAAGGTCGGGGTGCGGCCGTGCTGCGTCCCGGCATCGCTGCTGAGCGCTTCTAGGCGCACGTCCCGGGGGAACTCGATCAGGTTGTGATGCTCGCGCACCCGCACCTGATTAGGGGCCGCATCCCGCTTCTTGGAATCGTACTGCCGGCCGCGGCGCCAGAACTGCATTCGTTCGTCGAGGGCGACCACCTCCTGAGCCTCACGGAAGGCGATCTTGGCTTGCTTCTGGTCGGCCGCCGCGAAGACGATTTCGCCCCCGGGCACGGCCTCGGGGCCATAGGAGTGCAGCAGCGAGAGGGCGGCCCCGAGGCTTGTCTTGCGGTTGCCACGCGGCAGCAGCAGCACGACGTTGCGGACCAGCCTTTGCCCGTTCTGGTCAACCGGCCCGTAGGCGCGGCGCACGATAGATTCCTGCCAGGGGTCGAGCTGGAAGGCCTGCCCGGGCAAGCGGCTCTTGTGGTGCTTGAGCGAGCGCAGGAAGTCGACGGCCCGCTGCCCGTGCCCGAGCGGGTCGGGAATGTCAGGGAAGGGGAGCGGGGGTGCCTTCTTCTTGCGAACGATGATGATGGGCATCGCTCACCCCCGCGCGATGCAACGAAGCTCCAGCCCCCGCCGCCGGCCGATCTCCTTGAGCTCCTTCAGCTCATAGGGCTTGCCCTCGTAGAGCACGCGGTCGGCGAGGGTGATGCCGTCCAGGTAGCGGGTGCGGAAGATCACCACTGCCTCGGAGCTGCCCCCGAAGGCGCGGATGAACTCTTCCGTCGAGGCCTGGAGAACCTGAGCCCGCAGGGTGGCAAGCTCGCTCCAGACTTCAACGGGGTTGCCGTAGTCGTCGAGGCCGGAGCTGACGCGCTCCAGGGTGATGTTGCGGTCGAGCTTCCCGGCCCTCATGGCGCCAGCTCCACAAGCAAGGCTTCGACGGTCAGGACAGCATGGGAATGCTCGCCGCTCGGGTCCCGGAGGAAGCGGGTGCCGCTCACCTTGAGGTCTGCCACGTGGTGGTCATCAACGGTCCAGGGACCGGCCCGGAGGGCTGCCCGGACCACCCCGGCAATCTGCTTCGCCAGCAGCAGCCCGGGCTCTTTGGTCCAGAGGTGCAGGTCGAGATAAGCGCCTACGCGATCCCGCGCGATCGGGGCGGGATCTTCGATCACCTGGCCCTCGCCTATGACGATGCAGGGGAAGGCCTCGGGCCGCGAATGCCGGTCGAAGATGGCCGCGGCGGGAACCAGGACCACCACGGCAGGCGCTGCAATTAACTGCAACCGCACGGCCTTCTGAAGGGCGAGGCTGGCTTCGGTCATTTGCCCCATGCCTCCCGAACCGCCTTCGATACGGCACGCTTGATCCGGCCTTCTATGCGCTTCTTCAGGAGCCGATAGGAGGGCCAGAAGAAGGGCTGCGCGGGCTGCGCCAGGGTCCCGAACTCCTGCCACCTCGCCTTGAAGTCGTCGGTGAGCACCTTCCGGGACAGCTCGTGCTCGCCGGGCTCCTTGCGGATGGAGTCCCGGAGGTCGCCCTGATCCTCGGGCGCAAGGCTCTTCTGCCGCTTCACCAGCTCGTCAGCGGAGCGGTCGAGGGCGGGCTGTACCGCGTCACGAACCGCCTTCGGGATAGTTTCCATCCGGGCGCTCAAGCGGGCGAGCTGAGGCGAACTGCGGGCCATCAGAAGCACCACTCGCGATAGCGGGACAGCAGCTCATAGGCGCCGGGGTTCACCTGCTGCAGGGCAACGCCGGCAATGCTGGTCTCGCGGTTCTCGTAGAGGTGCCCGACCAGCAGCCGGCAAGCCTGCTGCATGTCCTCCGGGGCGCCCTCCGGGAAGGCCTCGGCGAGGTCCAGGCCGCACCAGCCCTCGATATGACGCGAGGCCGCGGCGATCAGGTCGGACAGCAAGGCATCGTCGGCCTCGCTGGTGATGTTCAGATGCGCCCGGGCGTCTTCGACGGTGATCATTTCGATGGCCCTCGAAATGGATTTCGTTTTTGCGAGTCCCCCCGCCGGTCCCCTCGGGGTGGGTGAAAGTCTCGAACCACCCCCGGGTGGAAGGCAGCCGTCATGCGGTGGAGCTTGTCCTTGTGGTCGATGATCTGCCGGGCACGGGTGCGGACGAAGCTCGGGTGCAGGCCTGCGAGGTCACAGACGAAGGCAAAGTCCGCGTTGTAGGTGAGAAGCCAAAGACGGGCTTCTTCGCGTTCCTCGGGCTGCATTCCGGCATCGCTCGCGCGATAGGTCAGAGGGCCGGGTGGAGTGGTGGCGTCCTTCACGGCCTGAAGAAGCACCGCCAGCCACAAGACGCGGGAGCGGTATGCGTCCTCTCGCTCGTAGCCCGGCCGTTCCGGGAAGTCGCGGGGGGCGTCGAATGCCGATGGCGGCCGAGCCTTCTTCTGGAGCTGCCCAGAGTGGATAGCCCGGTTGTAATGGCGCCTGCAGAAGCCTCGGCCGAAGTGGCGTGCGTCGCAGCCATCCACTGAGCAGGTCTTAGCCATGCTCGGCCCTCCGCTCTTGGGCCTGCTTCCATCCCGAGTGACAGGGGCGGCAGAGGGCTTGCCAGTTGCGGCGGTCCCAGAACAGCCGGCGGTCGCCGCGGTGGGGCTTGATATGGTCGACCACGGCCGAGGGGGTGCTGCAGCCTTCGCGCTGACAGACGGGATGCAGGGCCAGGTATGCCACTGCCTCCTTCTGCCAATCGGAGGTGTAGCCGCGGGCGCGGGCTGAGGGCCGCCGCTGGTCGTGGCGCGCCTTGCGCTCTTTGTCCCGCTGGCGCTGGCAGGCACAGCGGGCGTCGGCAGGAACCACCTTGCCGCACTGGCAGACGCGAGGGGCTGCGCTAGGCATCGGCCCCTCGCTTGACCACCTTCGTCGGCAGGTTGGCGAAGGCTAGGCGCAGCTTGTCGTCGAAGGACTTAGGCTTCGCCTTGTCGCTGCCGCCGAACATCAGGGCCAGCAGCTCAGCCCGGCCTTTACACGCGGCCTCTACCTCGGCGGGGGTGGCGTTCCAGGCCTCTTCCGGGGACCAGCCTAGCCAGCCCGTGGCGCGCTCGAAGAGGCGCAGCAGATAGGCGTCATGGGGCAGGCTCTCGCCCTCGCCCTTCTCCTCCTTGACGGGGTTGTCGGGGTCCAGGCCGGCGCAGAGGAAGGTGAAGCGGACCAGGGGCGGGGCGAGGTTGTCGAGGCCGGCTTCCCAGATGGCCCACTGCGGTTGCACCAGGGGCACAAACTCCCCGACCACGTCGGCCATGGTCGTTAGATGGCCCTCGGCGATCAGGCGGGCGAGGCGGTCGAAGCCCCCGTGGCGTCGGTGCAGTGCCAGGGCCACGCGCAGGGAAGGGCGGAGAACGACCAGCTCCCCGCCTACCCGGACTTCGACTGCTTCACGGCCGAGCATCATCAGTCCCCGGGCGCCGCCGGCACCTCCAGCACCTCGGAATTGACGCCGATGCGGAAGGTCGTCCGCACGATGTTGTCGGCCGGGCCGAGGTTCGTGCGGTGGTCGAGCACGATGCCGCGGAAATAGTAGATGGTCGGGGTGCCGTCTTCGGGGGCGTCGTTGAGCGTCACCTTGAAGTTGCGGTCCCCGTCGACCGCGTCGTCATCCGCGGCGGCCTTGAGGGCGAGCTGTCCGGGGTCGTCGGCGATGCGCCCGCAAATCAGCTCGATGATGCCGCCATCCTTCGAGCCCTTGCGGCGGAAGGTGCGGTTCGCCTCCGAAGCCGGGGTGAAGGGCAGCTCGGTGCGGGTGTCGCCCAGCTCGCCCAGGTCTTCAGCCCCGCGGACCTCGGTATAGGTATCGGCCTCGAAGGCGGTCAGGTCATCGGCCTCGGCGGTCGTCCCGACGTTGAACTTCGAGCCGCCGGTTGCACTGATCTTCATAGCTCAGGCTCCTTGTCGCTGCCCGGTTACTCGGGCATCTGCAGGCCGCGCAGGGCCGCCGGCAGCACCAGCTTGCCGCCCACGCGCATGCGGGCATGGAAGCGCACGATGCTCTTGGTCGCCTTGCTGTAGCGATCCGGCAGCACGACCAGGGCGAGGCGCTGCACGATGCGGTACGCGCGGTTGAAGTCCCCGAAGACCAGCGGCACGGCCTCGGCATCGGGGTCCGGCAGGTCCGGGAACTCCTCCACCGGCCGGCCCAGCAGGGTCGGGGGCTGGCCCTCGGCAAGGCTGTCCTGCCAGAGGTGCTTGCCGTCCGGGTACTTGAGCTTGCGCACGATGGCGATGGTGCTGCTGTTCATCGTCCAAGTGCCGCGGCGGCGATAGCGGGCCTTGATCGAATAGAAGAGGTCGATCAGGTCGTCAGCGTCGAAGCTGGCGCCGCTCAGCTCGGTGGTCTGGAAAGCCGGGTCGGCCAGGAAGCCCAGCGGCTTGCCGTTGCCATCGCCGTTCACGAAGGCGCCGGACTCCAGCTCGTCGAAGGCCTCGGTCAGGTCTTCGCGAATCTCCCCGGCCATGTCGAAGGCCGAGTCCTCCAACAGGCGGTTGGAAATGTCGGTGTAGACGCGCGCCTCGTGAACGGGAATCGACCACTGGTCATAGGCCGAACTGGTCTCGCCGGCCTCGGTCGTCTCGCCCTCCCAGGCTCCCACCGGGGCAGCCGTGCGCCGGGGCAGCAGGACCGGGGTACCGCTGACGTTGGTCACCCGGGCAAGGGACCGCATGGGGCTGATCTCGGTGAGGTCCTTGATGATCTCGGCAAGGAAGGCCTCGGGAACCGTGGTGGCGCCCTCGTTGGCCCCGCCGGTCACGCTGAGCGCGCGCACTTCGTCGGCGGTCAGGCTGTCGCGGCCGTAGCGCAGGAAGCGGTCGAAGGCGCGCTGCTCCAACTCGGCCTCGGCGTCGCTGCGGTTGTCGTTCGCCGGGCTCGGGCGACTCAGGCGGGCTTCGAGGGCGGTCACGCGGTCGCCCACGTCCTGCCAGCCGGCTTCCATGCGCTGCTGAAACTGCTCCGAAGAGCTGCGCAGCTCGTTGACGGCCTGCGTCGCCAGGGCGAGCGGGTCGCCCTCGGGCTCGCTGCGGGTCTCATAGGGGGCTACCTGCCCCGCGGGGACTACCTGTCGCATTGGATCACCTCTTGAGCGACTGAGCCGCGCGGCGGACGGCACGAAGGAAAGCCGCAAGCTCGGCATCAGCCGAGGAACGAACGGAAGTGACGGCGGCCCCGGGGACCGCAGGGAAGGCAACGAAAGAGGCTTCCATAAGCCGGGCTTCGGTGATGTGGCGCACCCCGCCGGGCTTGCGTTCATCGCGCAGGGTGCGGAAGCCAACGGAGATTCCCGGCAGGTCGCCGGCCTGCACCAGGGCGCGCACCTCGCGGGCCCGCTCGACGGCCAGGTTGAGCTTGCCCCGGAGCTGCAGGGCGCCTTCGGCATCCTGAACCGCCCAGGAGCCCACGATGGCGTTGGGGTCATGGCCGAGAAGCATCGGAACCCGCTTGCCCGCAGCCGAACGGAACGCGCCAGGGGCGAAGCTGGTCCGGTAGCTGTCGACCACGCCATAGGGAGAGGTCGCGGTCACTTCGCCGGATTCATCATCCTGCGCGAAGCGGACTTCCGCCGTGGTGAGGTGGAACGTCTCACGAGTCGTCATTGTCTGCCTCTTCGGCTTGTGCAGTTGATTGCACTGGCCCGACTTTGGGCCGCCCGAACCAAAGGGCTTCGAGCACGGCAACCGCGGTCGGATAGCTTTCGTCGAGGGGGCGGGGCGCAACGTAGGCCTTGACCAGGGCCGCGGCTTCTTCGGGCTTCTCGCCGCCGCCGATCAAGCCGAGGCGGATGGTCTCGGTCACGTCGACGAAGCGGAACTCACCCGCGAAGACGCGGCGGCACAAGCTGCCGATGCCCGCCCCGGTCAGTCGCTCCAGCTCGGGAATCAGCTCGGGGGTGAGCCGGAAGGCGCGTTCGGCGTCCCCGAGGAAGTCGCGATGCTCGGTCATGCTTCGCTGCCTCCGGGCGCAGGCGTGATGTTGGGATTCGCGAGGCTGTCGCCGTCCGGGTGCGCCGGCAGGTTCTCCCGGGCGCGGGCCTCGTTGGGGGTCATGACACGCGCGGCGATCAGCTTGGAATAGGCCTCGGCCCGGGACTTCAGGTCCGCACGGGCAAAGCTGTTGGTCTCGAAGGCCGCGAAGTAGCGGGGCCGCTCCTCCTCGGTGAAGAGCTTCGCGAACTCGCCTTCCCAGCGCTGCAGCCAGGGCATCAAACTGAAGGTGAGGAACTGTCGGGCGGCCTCCTCGCTGTTGCTCCAGGTCGCGCGGCCGTAGTCCATCAGCAGGATCGGCGGCACCCGAAAGGCCCGTGCGATCTCTGCTATGGCGAACTGCCGCAGCTCCAGGAACTGCGCATCGGTCGACTTGAAGGCGAGCTGTTGGTATTCGCCGCCTTCCTCCAAAACGGCAGTCCCGCCCGAGTTAGAGCCCCCGAAAGCCGCTTGCCAGCTCGCTTTGATCCGCTTGGCGACCTCGGCCCCGAGCTTGTTGGGGAAGCGAAGCACCCCGCCCGGGCGCGCCCCATTGGCGAAGAGCTTCGAGGCGTGCTGCTCCAGGATCAGTGCGAGGCCGATTGCCTCACGGGCCTGAGTGATGGGGGCTCCCCCGGGGGCCTGTAGGTGCAGCACGTCGGCGAAGCCGTGAACGCGATCCGGGCGGCCGTTCTGACGGATGCGATACAGGGGCTCGCCCGTCAGGTCGTCGGCTTCGACCGTGACCGCGTTCGGGTCGAGGCGGTGAAGCTCGGCAATGCGGCCCCCGGCCCGGACGATCAGCCCGAAGCCGCCGCGGTCGTGCAGCAGGGCGTCGAGAGTGATCCGCTCGCGCAGGCTTCCGGCCGAGGTCCAGGGGTTCGAACGGTTGTGTAAGAGGCCGTAGGCGGGATGATCGGGCGCGCGCTCCCGGCTGCCATCAGTGCCGCGCTCGAAGACGTGAGCCGGTAGCTGCCCCACGGTCTCGGCGATGGCGAGGGCGGCGCAACGGACGGCAGTGCAGCGAAGGGCGGAGGTCGGGGTAACGTGAACGCCAGCCGCCGAGGCCGGCAAGCCGAACAGCTCCAGCAGGTCGGACGTGAGGGCGCGCTGCTCCTCAGCCGCGGGGGCGGCGGCGGTCTCGGGCGACTTCCTCAAGCCAAACGGCCACACAGTCAACACTCCAATCTCGGTTCACGGACGGACCTAACCATCCATGGTGAGGTGAAGTGTTGACCGGCGCCGGGGCGAGGGATGCTCCAGTCCCGCCCTGGCGAGATGATGAGTCCCGCCGATCAACGCTCGGATTCTGTTACAGGCTCTCGGTGTCGGTCAAGCGAAAATATATCGAATGCTTAGAAGATATCGAGTGCAATTAATTGCACTAAGTATCTAGGGTCGGAGGTGCGCGCGTATGACTTCCCTCTTCGGGGTATCTCTGGCCAATCTTCCCGAAAGCGCTTCTTGAAAGTCTATCTCGCAGGTCGCGATTCCCGATGCCGCGGGGCAGCGGGTCGCGTTATCACGATGAGCTTTAGCTCATAGTGATAAGAGTAACCCTGTTTATTTCTTTGTTTTATATAGAGAGTCTACCCGTCTGGACTATCTAAAGAGCGTCTAAATCGGGCTCCCGGTAGCTTTGAAGGGCACTATGTTTGAGCCCTCGCTCACCCCCTTTTCGAAGCCGATACCGCCGAGCGGCTGCTGCTCCTCCGGGTCATAGAAGGGCATCAGCTCGAAGGCCGAGTCCAACTGCTCCTCATTGACGTGTACCCACAGCAGCTTCCTGGGCTGGTCGGGCCGAAGCTTCCAAGCCTCGAAGCGGAGGAAGTGACTGCAGCGCTCCTTCAGGATCGGCAAGGCGTAGTTCTTCGTCTCGGACTCGCTCAGACCGGACGACCGCGCCCACTCGGCCCGGGCCATGGCGACAAACTCGACTCCCCCGCGGCGTAGCCGCTTGCCGTCGGTGCCGTGCCAGACTTGCATGATGCGATGGAGCAAGACGGCGGCCCGCCAGTCCCCGCCGACAATGACACGGGCCTGCGCCCAGTGGTTCGGCATTGACCAATCCCTTTTGGCGCGGCGGTTCTTGCCCGCGGTGCCATGCTTGACGGCCGTGTCGGCCTTCGATATCTTGTTCATCTCTTGTTCTCTTTCGCGCTGTGAGAACCCCGCCGCGGCTGCGACTGCGGCGGGGCTCTTCATGCGTCATGATTCGGCCACGTAGTCCCTTATCTCTGCCTGGTGGGCGATCTCGTAGGCGCCCGCTCGACTGAGCGCATCCTCGTAGGTCTTGCACGGGTGAATGCCGTAGACCTCGCCCTTTTCGAGGTGCACCACGGTGTAGCGGCCAGGGACTATCAGCAGCGTCGGCTTATTCGGGTCCATCTCTTCCCCCTCCCTCACGCGGCCTTGTCGGCTGAGAGTGCAGCCTGCAGCTCGCTCTTGCGCGCAGTGAGCAGACGGCCGACGCGAAAGATTGGCAGCCGGCCGGTCTCGGCGAGGCGGTAGACGCGGGAGCGGGCGGTGGCATCGTCGGTGCCGTAGATGCACAGAGCGATAGCCTTCGCGCCCGTGAGCAGGTCGCCGGCAAGGCTGTCTGCTGCGGGGGGCTTGGGCCGCTTCTTCAGGAAATTCAT